CAGAATGCAGACTCATTCTCCGAAAATTTCACGATCCCAACAAACAAGAACGCCTTACTGGTTGGTCCAGTTACTCTGACCGGAACAGTGACGGTCAACGGCACACTGACGGTGGTATAAGATGGCAGGAACATTAGTCGTACAGACACTACAAGGCCCGACAAGCGGGGCCAATGCGAACAAGGTGATTATCCCGTCTGGGCAGACACTGACTGCACCGGGTCATGTGATTCAGGTTGTTGAGGGCAGACTTACTACTGCGGTATCAAATTCTACGACAAGTTTTGCGGATACAGGTTTGTCTGTGTCTATCACTCCTATAAGTGCTTCTAGCAAAATACTTGTAACAGTTAGTGTCAACTCAATTAGCGCATCTAACGGAACAGGAGTACACATCCGCACAAGGCGTGGTACTACTGACATTATTAATAACACAGAATCGGGCGGGCCTAATGACGCATGGTTTTGTGGGGGTGGCCAAATATACACAGGGCAAAACAGGCAACGAGCGTCTGGAACAATTACCGTGTTAGATGAACCTAGCACAACGGACGAGATAACTTATGTCACACAGTTTAGGTGTACTGACGGTAGCTCTACTGCTTATATAAACCGTCTGGGTATTTCCGCAAACAACGGTTCTGTGTCTACAATTACAGTAATGGAGATCGCACAATGAGCAGTATAATCAAAGTCGATCAAATCCAACTGGCTGATGGCTCGACACCAACTGCGGGTGATCTTGGGTTGAATACTACTGGGTCGGTGTTGCAGGTTGTTCAGAACGAATACTCAACGAAAGCAGATATGGCTTCAAGTTCTTGGACTGATACTGGGTTTAGTGCGTCAATCACCCCATCCTCTGCGTCTAGCAAGATTCTAATTATCGTAACTACACCTATTTACTGGAATGGTAATGGTATGTCTATGCGACTTTTGCGTGGTACAACACCGATCTTTACCCCGCCTGTGAATTACACATATCACTTTTCAACGACTGGTAATAGTAGGGCTGTATATACCATACAGTATTTAGATAGCCCAGACTCAACAACGGCTGTTACTTACAAAACTCAAGGTATTGGACACGCTACAACTACAGCAGATACAAGCGCTGATAGTAATATTAGTGTAATGACATTCATGGAAATCGCAGGCTAAAGGAGACACACATGGCAAGCGTATCACAGGCTCTATCAGAGCTTAACATCACAGAATGGGTTCTCCGTGGAGAGCCTACAACAGAGGCAGAGTTCAACGAAATGTTCCGCAAGGTCACTGGAGCAGACGCTAATGGTTCAGCCATTGAGTCAGCTAACTCAGCAGACTGGGGCGTAACGTGGACTGAAGTATCAACCAAGGTCACTGAACTCACAGCGGCAGAGCCTATGAAGGCATTGCGTGAAGAACGTAACCGCCGCATCGCTGAAACTGACTGGTGGGCATCATCTGATCTGACTATGACTGCTGAACAGACTACATACCGTCAGGCACTGCGTGACATCACAGATAGCGCAACATCGCTTGATGATGTGACTTGGCCAACCAAGCCGGAGTAAGCCATGAGCAAGATTGCTTTACAAGGAGACGCAAGCGGTACTGGCACATTCACCATAGCGTCTCCTAATTCAAACACAGACCGCACACTGACTCTGCCAGATGAGGCGGGGACGGTGTTGACGAGTGATACGCCTCTGTCGTCATTCCCATCTGGTTTTGCGAATGGGATCACGCAAGCTGACAACTGGAGATTAACATCAAACAGAACTTCAGCAGGGGGGCAAGACCCGATTACCGCAAACCTAGAGCGATCTGACGATTCGGGAACAGCATATATTGGTGATGGGATGACTGAATCATCTGGAGTTTTTACGTTTCCAGAAACGGGTCTTTATATGGTTATGGTTCATGCAACGATGCTCAAACCAACTAGCGGGGCTTTTAGGTATATGACCATCAGCACACAAGTATCAACGGACGGTGGAAGTAATTGGGATTTATTGGCCATATCTTATGATTCCTCATCTGGCGGCGATTATTACGGTGCAACTGCGACACAGTGTTTTGTAAACGTGACAAGCACTACTAATGTTAAAGTTCGTTTTACTCATTTTTCAGATTCTTCAACAGGGCAAGTTGAAGGAAGCACGAGTCAAGATACAACTGGATTCAAGTTTATTAGGTTAGGAGATTCGCAATGACGGACTTCACTCAAGATGCATTAAAAGCCCTGCGTCCTGACACTCCTAACTGGTATGGATGGGCAAAGGTTGACGCAGACGGAAACAAGATTCCAAACGATCAGCGTATGTGTTGGGAACACGCCATTGTTATTCAGGATGGTGTGACCAAGCCAACTGAAGCTGAGTTCAATGCCAAGGTAGCAGAACTCCAAGCGGCATACGATGAAGCCAATGCTCCATACAAACTGGATCGTGCTGAAGCCTACCCATCCATCGCAGACCAACTGGATCAGATTTACCATGAAGGCATTGACGCATGGAAGACTACCATTGCGGCTGTTAAGGCGGAGTATCCAAAGCCATGAGCCAACTCAACGTAGATACAATCAAGAAAGCTGACGGCACAGGCAACCTCAGTGTCCCTGCTGAGACAGGTACGGTGGTGACCACTGCATCTCCATCGTTGGGGCGCAGGAATCTCATCATCAACGGTGGATTTGACATATGGCAAAGAGGCACTAGCTTTTCTGCCATAGGTAATAATGTGTTTGCACCAGACCGTTGGTACTCTACTAAAGTAGCCACAGGATGTACCATTAGTAGAGACACGGGAACATATTCTAAATATGCGATGTTGATTACTGGTGATGCGGCTAACACTGCTCAATCAATGACTCAGCGTATAGAAGCTAGTACATCTTTCAATATGTCTCTTAATGACCATACGTTTAGTGCAAAAGTTTATACCAGTGTTGATAGGACGATTGCCATTCAGATTCGTTCAGCAACCGCAGAAGATGACTTTTCTGGTAATACCCTTCAACAAAACACCTCTGTGGATTTAGTGACGGGATGGAATACTGTCAATATTTCTGTGCCTTCTGTGAGTGCTTATAACTTAGGTGTTCAGTTAACATTAGCCTTTGGAACTGTCGGAGCAGGTGAAACTGTAAAGGTTGAACAAGTCCAACTAGAAGTCGGCTCTGTTGCGACACCTTTCGAGCATCGCTCATACGGGGAGGAGCTTGCGTTGTGTCAGAGGTATTATGAGGCAGGGCAAACTGGCAATATATATTCAAATAGTGGGTCTAGTAGCGGAAATTATTATATTTATTGGAATTGGAAAGTAACTAAACGAGCGTCTCCAACTGTTACTGGAACTGGTTATCAAATTTCCTCTTATGCGGGTACTCCTGATAGAGGAAATGCGTATGGAACTGGCCCTACTTATATTCGTTTAGATTCTATATTTGCGGATGCGGAGCTATAAATGGAACAGATGAATATTACATCAGCGCAGTACAACGCTCCTGAAGGCATTAATACAAGTGTTCAGGCAACCATAGACGGCATCACCATGTCAGTCCCACTCGATCCCGCAAACCGCCACTACGCAGAAATCATGCGTCAGGTTGAGGCGGGTGAGCTAACCATACAAGAAGCAGACAGCTAAGGACGGAGTGTGAAAGAGATGGCAACAGAAAGCACTAAGACTCTTGTAGACGGTTTAAGTGTAGTCACTGTGGTAGGAACGATTGGTGAACTGTTGCCTCCGATGGCGGCGTTGTTTACATTAGTATGGACAGCAATAAGGATCTACGAAACTAAGACAGTACAGAGGTTATTGGGCAAGGACAGCCCCGATGATAGCTGAACTGGCCGCCGCTAATGCGGCCTTTGGCGTTATTAAAGAAACTATCGCCAATGGTAAAGAACTGTATGAAGCAGGACAGGCACTAGCAGACTACTTTGGCCTCAAGGCTGAGATACAAAAGAAAGCACATGAACACGGATATAAGTCTGACCTTGAAGCGTTCATGGCAACAGAGCAACTCAAAGAATATGAGGAGGCTCTGAAGCAAATGATGATCTGGCAAGGGCGAGCCGGGTTATGGACAGATTGGTTAGACTACCAAAGGAAGATGAAAGAAAGCCGTGAAGCCGCAGAGAAAGCTGAGAAAGCCAAGAAAGCTAAGCGTAAGAAACAAATTGTTGATATTTGTATTAGCATCGGTTTGGGCATTAGCGTTCTCTCAGCCATTGGCTTGGTAATATACATCTTCTATTGGCTCAGTAAACAGTAGGTCACCTATGTGGTTATTATTTGCAATCCTAATTCAGTCTGACGGCTACGCTGTCTATCCTCAAGGGCCATTTACAACAATGGACGAGTGCTTTGAAGCCCGTGAGTATTTTATGGCAACAGCACCACAGCCTAAGATGAACTATGAAGCAGTGTGTATACAGACGGACGTAACAGGAAATGCCTCATGATTGGAATCATTTCTAAAATACTTGGCTCAGGCGATGTCATCAAGAAAGGAATGGAGTTAATTGATGATATGCACACTTCTGATGAGGAAGCCATTGCCGCTAAGTCAAAGGCGAAGATTGACCTCATGAACGCCTATGCTCCATTCAAGCTCGCACAACGCTACATTGCTCTAATGTTCACAGCAGTGTTTCTTAGCATGTTTGTCCTTGTACTTGCTATGACGTTAGCAGGTAAAGGTGATATTAACGCAGTCAAACAAATCATCGGTGACTTCTGGATTGGAGAAATTATGTTGATGATTGTTGGCTTTTACTTTGGCGGCGGTTTAGCCGAATCAGTAAGGAAGAAGTAATATGATGTACGGTAAAAAGAAAACAACCAAAGCGTTTAAACCTTGTGCAGGTTGTCCGAATAAAGCTAAGTGTAAAGCAATGGGCAAGTGCATGAAGAAAGCAAAGAAGTAATGGCTACGCCTACCAACAAAGCACTGTACAATCGCGTGAAGGCTGAGGCAAAGAAGAAGTATAAAGTCTGGCCTTCTGCGTATGCAAGTGGATGGCTTACCAAGGAGTACAAGAAGCGTGGCGGGAAGTACAAGTAAACCAAAGGGTGGGCTAACCAAGTGGTTTAAGGAAGAATGGGTAGACCTGAAGACAGGCAAAGAATGTGGACGTAAGTCTGCTAAAGGTAACTCAAAGCGTCCGTATCCTTCCTGTCGTCCCAAAGCTGTAGCAAAGAAAATGACAGCGGCTGAAAAGCGTAGCAGTGTAAAACGCAAAACTGGCCCCGCTAAGATTAAACATAAAGTAACAGCCTCTGGTAAACGGAGAAAGTAATGCCAACAAAAAAAGATTCCAGGCTTCAACGTGCAGGTGTTAGCGGCTATAACAAACCAAAACGTACGCCTAATCATCCTAAGAAATCTCACGTTGTTGTAGCTAAACAAGGTGACCAAGTAAAAACTATTCGGTTTGGTGAGCAAGGTGCAAAGACTGCAGGTAAACCAAAGTCTGGTGAATCTGAACGTATGAAAAAGAAAAGAGCATCATTCAAAGCTAGACACGCTAAGAATATTCAAAAAGGTAAGATGTCTGCGGCATACTGGGCTGATAAAGTCAAGTGGTAATCTTGACATTTGTATAAATTTGTGGTATACTATAGACTTAACAGAGAATCAAAGTAATGACATATCTCCAATTAGTAAACAATGTACTTAAAAGATTAAGAGAACGTACTGTTTCTACAATAGAAGAAACTGCGTACTCAACTTTGATTTCTTTATTAGTTAATGATGCTAAGGAAGAAGTAGAAAACGCATGGGCGTGGTCTGCATTGCGTGAGACATTGACGGTAACAACAGTAGCTGACACATTTAACTATGAGCTTAACGGCACACAAAATCGTCTTACTGTTCTTGATGCTTTGAATGACTCTGACAACTTTTTCTTGCAGTACAAAGAAGCACACGAGATGAATAATTTGTTTTTAAATTCTACTCCTTCTCGTGAGTCACCAAGGTATTACTCATTTAACGGGGTGTCATCTGATGGTGACACTTTGATTGATCTGTATCCAATTCCAAATGGTGTTTATACGTTACGGTTTAATGTGATTAAACGAACTGCAGATTTAACCGCAGATGCAGATACCTTAACCATTCCGTCTCAACCTGTTATACATTTGGCATATGCTAAAGCAGTAGAGGAGCGTGGAGAAGACGGAGGTGTTGCAGGTATGTCAGCGTACAATACTGCACAGCGGTTTATTTCAGATGCTATTGCACTTGATGCCGCTAAACATCCTGAAGAAACAATCTGGTATACCGTATGACCAAGCCCTTACAGAGTGCTAGTATTGCCGCACCGGGTTTCTTCGGATTAAACACCCAAGAGTCTGGTATTACGCTTGAGTCTGGCTTTGCATTACAAGCTACCAACTGCGTAATTGATAAGTTTGGACGTTTAGGTGCTCGTAAGGGATGGACATTCTTAGACGAGTCTACTGGCGTTGGTCTGCAAGGTATGCATCGGTTTGTTGACATTGACGCAACAGAATACTTTGGTGCTTGGTCAGATACAAACTTTTACATTTACTCTGCAGGCACACTAACGGCTGTTACATACTCAGGATCACAGTCGATTAC